AGAGCTGGGAATAAAGTATAAAGTGTGGGATTATCTAGAGGTGCGGGATAAGATAAGAGAGTTCACCTTAAATCCGAACACACAGTATCAGGAGAAGAAAGTTATATTAGACAATATTCAATTTGATATGGCTTTGCTAGACGGCGACCATCAGTATAAATATGTCAAACAAGATTTTGAGCTAGTTAAGAAATGCGGAGCTGTTATATTCGATGATTACTTCTGGGCTAACGGAGATGACGTGAGGAGATTTCTTTGTGAGTTATCGAGACAGGGAGAGTATATAAAAGTAGGAGAGAGATTCGCATTGTGGAGGTCAAGTAATGGCAGGTAGCAGTTTTAAGTGGGACGATAAGAAATTTAGAACGGAAGTCAATCAGAAGGTAAAAGCTAATATGGAGAAGGCTTGTCTTTTAGTGGAGACTGACGCCAAAAGAATATGCCCGGTAGATACAGGACGCTTGAGAGCTAGTTTAGTACACGAAATAGAGACAGGTAAAGATGAGATAACTGGCAAGGTGGGAACGAATGTAGAGTATGCCTCTAATGTAGAGTTCGGGACTAGCAAACAATCTGCTCAGCCATATCTCAGACCGAGCTTGAAAAAGAATATTCCCAAAATTAAGCAATTATTCGGAGGTAGATAAATTGTCACTAGACATAGACGCTTTGAATCTTGCATTTTATACAGCATTAAATGTAGTTAATATTACCAATTCAGTTACGGGGATTTACCATTTTAAAGCTCCGCAGGGTACGGCTTATCCTTATATAACTTATTTTGCAGTTGTAGATGTCCAGGGTGATACGTTCACTGAATGGGGTGATGATACTCTGATGCAAGTAGATGTCTGGTCAGACTCAAACTCAGCAGCTGAATCAGGTGCAATAGTAAAATTGATAGCCGCACAGATGGACGACAAGGTTCTGACTATATCTGGCTATGACAATAATTCTAAGGCTATACGGCAAAATGTAAGACCTTTATATGAGGATGAGAACGCAATATTTCATCAGGTGATGGAGTATTCTGTGCGGTGGCATAAGGATATGTAATGAAAAGGAAATAACTTATGCTCAAAAAAATAGTTTATAGAAGAATAATTAGAAGAATAAGACATTTTCCAGCGTTTATATTTGAAGCTATGGGATGGGAATATGAATCCTGCCAAAGATGTGGTTCAGCTTTCCGAGTGATGTGGAGTGTTGATGATAATATATGGAATAAAGTTACAGGTGAAAATGATGGAGGTGGTGGGTCATATTGTGTAGATTGTTTTATAAAAATAGCCGAAGCTAAAAATATTATAATAGAACCAAATAATATTAAATTGAGTTTATTTTATCCATTAGCAAAGGAGAAAGTATGAAAGTCAACACAGTGTTATTTTGGGACAAGGTATGGAAGGGTATCAGAAGGCCGAAAGTCCGTGTAAGTCATCAGGAGATAGCCAAAATGTTACCTTTTACTGGCAAGGTTCTCGACGTGGGTTGTGGCCCCTGCGACCTGTTCAAAGAGGTCAAGGCCAGACGGCCTGAGCTTGAACTAACGGGAATTGATTTCTCAAGGACGGCTGCGGCAAAAGGGAAGAAAGAGGGATACAATGTCATCAGGAAGAGCGTGCCTCCCTTGCCCTTCAAGGACAATGAGTTCGATGTAGTGATAGGCAATGGTATTTTGGAGCACGTCAAGGAGGACTGGTACCTCTTCGAGGAAATGGAGAGAGTAGGAAAGAAGATTCTCCTAACCGTGCCTGAGAATGAGCCATTCGACTTCCCGATGATAGAGAGCGGGGAGCATATGCATATTTATCGGCATGACGATTTCAGCGGATATTCCACTAAAAAACTATACGATATGTTTCCCCGTATCTTAGTGTATTCCCCTGACTTGGTGGAAAAGCAGAGTTTTAAGAAGGTTTATCTGGCCTTCTCTGGATATGCTGGATTCACTGAGGCCTGGGTGACTTCGATGATTTCAATGTTTATGGGAGTCACTAATGCTATCCTGGCAACTCCGAAAGAGGGAGAAAAGTTTAATTTCAAATTGCCAGCCTATGCAGAGAGTTTGCCTAGTATATATTTATATTACGCTACGTGCAATTTGAACAAAACGAAGGATGCTCTGGCAAACGGCCTTTTGGCAACCGACTGCGACTATATGATGATTACTGACGTCGACCTGCGGTTTCCTGCTGACGGGATTCACAGGCTGGTTCAAGATGATAAGGACATTGTTGCAGGATTCTATATTAAGAAATCTAAGGGAGCAAGACCTACAATGGGTCATCATGTCCTGGGCAAGGGAATACATATAACTGACGACTACCCTGACAATGAGTTGTTCGATAATTACAAAGGGAGCAAGTTAGTGTTGCCAACGGGATTCACCCTGATAAAAAGGGATGTTGTAATAGCAATGAGGTATCCTAGATTTGACTATATCTCGCTATATAATATGCGGATAGGGACTGACTGGAGTTTTTGCCTACAAGCTGAGGAGCTTGGGTTCGGAGTATTTTGTGATAGTAGAGTTAAACTTTCACATATAGGAGAAACAAGTTATAAGGCTGAGGAGTATTTTGAGAAAAAGAAAACAAAGTAAAGGAGAAATAGATGACAATAAAATCTAAAATGACATTTGAGAAAAAATTGGTATTAACGATTGGAATTGTTGCTTTGATTTTATTTGTAATAGACGCACAATTCCACAGGACACTTCTTAATGCAATAGGATGCGGTTTACTTGGTTCGATAGTGTTTATATGTATATTTTCTTGGGAAAAGTGAGAGAAAGAAGAAAAAGAAAAGGAGAAATAAATATAAGAGGAAGGTGAGTTAAATTGGCAGAAGTGACAGGGAAAAATGCTCGAATTTACATGGGCAAGGTTAGATTAGGTGGAATGAGGTCATGGACGATTGACTATACGGCGGATACTGTGGAGACAACTGACTTCGATGACGCTGGGGTTAAACAATTCTTGGCTACATTAACCGGCTGGACTGGTTCTTTTGAAGGATTCGGTCATCCCGGTTGGGAAACAGCGGCAGCGGTAGGGAGTAAATATCTGGGAAGTTTCTTTGTGAGTGCCTCAACGGGCAGTGCCTACACTGGCAGTGTGATAATTACCGGAGCAAGCCCGGGTGTGGCGGTTGACGGTGCGGCTGTAGTAAGTTATACATTCCAGGGGACTGGGGCTCTTAACTTTGCATAAAGGCCAGGATTCATAATATGGAGGTGATATAAATGGCCGAAATAGCAGGGAAAATAGGAGCTTTCTACGCTACTAGCGGGTCAGGAACGCTTCAGGCATCCGAGTCTCATACCCTTTCCACAAATTTTGCATGGCTTTCCCATAAGAACGTGGTAGTGGAAAATGTCTATGTAGGTAGCACACCTGGAGGAGCAGAGTTTTCAAGGTGGTATTGCACCCCCAGAGGAAAACTGACGATTACTGATGCTGCGGCGACCGCTAGTTTTAACGTTAAGTATCGTTGGTGGGCTGAGGAAGGCGAAACAGGGTCATCCAATGGGATAGTGATGCAGCGGGGTGGATTCTTCAACTGGTCGATAGATAATACCTGTGACACTGTGGAGACAACTGATTTCGATGACGCTGGAGTTAAGACTTACAAAGCTACCCTAACTGGCTGGACAGCGGCAGCGGAAAGGCATTGGATTACAGGAGAAGGAATAGGATTAAAAGGTAAAATGGGTTCGGGTGTGGCTATGATTGTGAAGTTCTACGTGGAAAATATTGACACTGATAAGGGAATAGGCTCAACGTCAGATACAGGCACTCGGTACGAGGGATACGCTCATCTCACTGGATTGAGCCCTTCGACTGCTGTTGACACGTTAACGAATGAGAGCCTGACTTTCCAAGGAACAGGGAGACTGACCTACGAGGCAGGTTCATAAAATTGAAAGGAGATATAAATGAGCGAATTAGCCCCAACAGCGGGCAAACCTAAGCAAGTTACGATTAGTGGCAAGGATTACACCGTTTCGCCTCTAACTATTGATGATTTGGCTGAATTTGAGCTTTTTGTTAAAGGTGAAAGAAACAAAACAATCTCGGAATCGCTGAAGCAAGCAGGTATCAAAGAAGAGCTGATAGCCCAGAAGATAGTGGAATCGTCTGCTAAGCCAATAGGAATAAACGAAATTGACGAGTCTATGAGAACAATATCGGGGGTGAGATACCTGCTTTGGTTCGGGTTGAAGAAGAATCACCCTGAATTAAAGCTAGATAAAATGGGTAAGCTAGTAACACTGGCTAATTTTGAGGAGGCTTCAGCAATAGTGGCTGAGATGGGTGGCAAGGCGGTAGAAACTAAGGGAAAAAACGTCACAAGGGGGAAGAAGTAGATTGGGAATTTCAATTCCCCCTGATGACTAAGTATTATGGGATAATGCCCTGGGACATCGGAAAGCTGACGTTGTTCCAGTGGCAGGTCTATTCAGAAAAAATAGAGAAAATTTATACAATGTTTCATCCGCAGCCGAAAAAGGATAATAAGGGCAATAAGGTAAGTTCTGGCGGTTCAAGCAAGGGAAGTCACGAAGAGCTGAAACGCCTGGCAAGACGGAAAGGGATAAAACTTCCAAGTAAGGGGATGTGAATAAGTGACTCAGATTGGCGAGGCATATATAGAAATCAAGACTAACCAAGCCAAATTTTCCAAAGAATTGAAAAGTATGGAGGGCACTGTCAAATCCTCGACTGACAGGATGAAGAAGAACTTTGACAGAATAGGCAAGGGTGTCTCCGAACTTTCTCGGACAGCTCGTCTTGGTTTTCTTGCTATGTCTGCTGCTATTGCTGGAACGGTATATGCCGCTGCCAAGTATGAAAAAGAAATGGCAAATGTTTCTACAATGCTGACCCGAAAGTCTATGCCGATTATGGAAAAGTATAAAGACTTGGTTGGTAAAATGGGGATAATCTTTGGCGAATCGACTGAAACCTTGTCAAAGGGACTTTACGATATTCTATCGGCCAGTATAAGGCCAGAGAAAGCCCTAAAGGTTTTGGCAGTCTCGGCAAAGGCAGCGGCAGCAGGATTGACGGATACAGGCGTAGCGGCTGATGCTATTACCACGGTCATAAACTCTTATGGATATGCTGCTGAAGATGCCTCTATGATTTCGGATAAGCTCTTCACTATCATTGCAAGAGGTAAAACTACTTTTGCAGAACTTGGCCCTAATATTGGTAAGGTAGCCGCTACCGCAGCAATGGCAGGTCTGAGTTTCGATGAGCTGGGAGCGACGATTGCTACTGTGACCAGGGCAGGTATTCGGACTGAGATGGCTATGACTGCTATCAATGGAATTATGAAGGTATTTGTCAAGCCTACCGATGAGGCCAAAGAGGCAGCTAGAGAATTTGGCTTGGAATTGGATACTAATACCCTGCGAACTATAGGTTTGGCAGGAGTTTTGGAAAAACTAAACGGAGCTACTGCTGAACAACTAGCCTTGATATTCCCTGAGATAGAAGGGCTCAAGGGATTGGCAGCTACTATAGGAGACTTGACTGGATATACTGAGGATTACAAGGCAATGCTTGAGTCTGCTGGAGCTACCCAGGAAGCCTATCTGAAGCAGACTAACACTCTCACTTTCACCTTCAATCAACTAAAGGAAGCTGGAAAATATCTCGCTGTCCAGGTAGGGGAAATCTTCACACCTATAGTTTCCCAGGCAATCAAAAAAATAACTGACTTGGCTATCAAACTGGGGCAGGCCATAAAGGGACTCACGTCTGACCAGAAGAGTTCAGTCGCCCAAATGGTTCTTTTCGGGACTGCTGTATTGGGAGCTATAGGTTCGCTCAGTCTATTTTCTGTTGCGGCAAGGCTAGTTGTAGCGGCAGGTTCGGTCATTGTTGGTGCTCTAGGGTTGCTACTTTCTCCGCTAGGAGCATTGATGGTAGGAATTGTTGGATTAGCATTAGTCTGGGCTGCGGGCTGGAAGAAGATAAAGGAGATAACCAGCAAGCTAATAGAGATAGTTATAATGCCTAGTATCAAGTGGGGCTCGGAAAAGCTGGACTCATTAGCTGACTGGATGAGAGAGAAAAGCGGACTGCCGAAGGATGAAAATGATTACTTCGATTTGGGGGACTTCAAGGCAATAGTAGGATTTATAGGTGAGCTAATCTGGAAAGGTATGAAATCAATAGGAAAAACTATTGACAATTTGGCTCTTTGGATTCAAGAAAAAATGGGCATACCTGAAGGGGCACGCAAGGGTATTTGGGAACTTACCGATATATCAACTGTGATAAGTTTTGTAGTAGACTTAATTTGGAAAGGGATAAAATCAGCAGGGGAAATGATAACTGATATAACAAAATGGATAAAGGAAAATGCGAAAATAGAGAAGGTTGACCAGCTGGGAACAAGAATAGAACAATTTTTTATTGATTTACCCGAGCCTGCCAATTGGATGTTTCTGATAGCAGGTAAGGCTTTCCAATATACCGCCCTGGCTTACGGTATTTGGTCGGCTGTTAATGCTTTAATATCAAAACTAAAACTGCCAGCATTGACACCTATAAGATTAACTTTTGATATAATATTGGTTGTGGGCACATTTTTAATAGGTTGGGATGTAGGAAAATGGATAGAAGAAAACGTTAAGCCAGTTAGTGATTTCATTCAAAAAGAAGTGAACAAATTTCAGGAAAAACATCCTCTTCTGTGGGAACAATTCATTACAGCCCCTCTTATCTCAACTACTGGGATCAAAGCGATTGCGCTCTATATCAGCGAGGCTATAGTAAGTGCAATAGATAAAGGATTTGAGGCTGCTGCCGAGTTTATAGGAGGGCTTGTTGAGAAGTGGATTACAAAGCCGATAGGTAAGGCATTCAGAGAGGCAGACTGGAGTCAAGTTTGGACAGATTTCATTAACGGAATGATTTGGCCATTTAAGAAAATATGGGAAGGTATCAAGTGGGAATGGTTAAAATGGGAAAACTTAGTAGCAGCTCTCAAGAAAGCGTGGGAAGACATTGATTGGAGCTGGTTTGGATTCGATGAGGTAAAGGATTTCTTCAAGGATATATGGGAAAGTTTTGACTGGAGCTGGCTGAATTGGGAAAATTTTGTCACTGCGCTTCAAGAGGCTTGGGATAATACAGACTTCGGCTGGTTCGGGAACTCTATCAAGTGGATGATGGGTCTTTTCAAGAAGGAGA